AACCCTTCAAGGCGTTGCGCCTATTTTACGCAACAACTACAGCTCATGAGCGTATCTTTATTACAAAAGGTTAGCACTCATGCCGCGACGGTTATAAACCCGGCTGACTATAATATTAAATATTTTAGATGGTCAGACGCTGACATGAACGGAAATACTCCTTTCATCGTCTATAGAAAAGCGGGAGACGGCTCGTCTAATATTCTTTTGCAGCAAGTGGACGTCATGATCCAGCTTTGCCAGAATCCGGACTCCGTCGTCGTCGGGGATGCCGCTATGGATTTAATCCTTCGTTTATTCAGAGGGCAAACAGTACAGGACGGAGTTATAAGATTTGACCCTATCGGGGGAGTTCAAGGGCCTATGTATTTGCAAAATGGCCGCCCAATTTGGGAATTAACAATCCGATGTTTTACGGAGAATTTATAAAATGCCAGAGGCTATCGACGGACAAGGGACGACTTTTCAGTTTGGCGGACAATACGTCGGAGGAGTTGTCGGGTATGAGTTTTTTGACGGAGAAATAAAGGATCCGGTCCATAGACCCTTGTCGGGATCTCCAGTCGCGCTTCCCCCGGTTCCAGATTTTGGTCAGTGTCTTCTTAAGTTATACTCAAACCCTGCCGACTCGGGTCAAATTCTAATGCAATCAAGCTTGACCGATAGACTCGTGGTTGATTGTGTTTTAACATACAAGGATGGAACGACGAGAAACTTCAAGGCTTATTGCCGGAAGCTTCCTGTCACTGGCAGCAAGGATAATACTAATCCAGTAATGATAAGCAATGCTTTGTTGCGGATCTCTGGGTCAATTACTTAAATGCAATAAAAGGATATATATTATGAGTGGTGTTTTCACTTCTGCCGGATCAGTGGTTTCTTTAGGTGATGCGGCTCCAGCAACATACGACAAGGCGGGATTTGAGGCGGTGACTTGGGGCGTGGTCGGCGAGATAACTCAGGTCCCAGAATTTGGCCGAGTTTATACAGGATCTCAGCATAAGCCGCTAGCGAGCCGGAAGACCGTTAAAAGAAAAGGCTCTTACAACGACGGATCAACGACCATGCAATACGGCGTCGATGAAGCCGACACGGGTCAGGCCTCGCTAGAAGCTCTCGTTGACAATGATGCGGACCAAGCTTTCCGTATCGTCTTGCAGACTTTAAAGCATCTCTATTTCACAGCTCAGATCATGAGCAATCCAATCACGATTGGATCCGTTGACGATATCACCACCAAGTCCGTGCAGCTAGAAATCACGGGCGAGGTATTATTTGAGGTGGCTCCGACCTAAGCAGGGTTCGTAAGGACCGCGAGGGGGTGGGTATGCTGTCAGCTCTACCCCTTCGCGTTATTAATTAAACGCTGACAGCAAAATGAAAAAATGACAGTGAGCCGATTATGAAATTATCAGATTTAAATTTGAACGAAAACTCCGAAAAGGGCTACAAGATGAAAATTTTGCACCCTTACACGGACGAGCCAATGTTGAAGGACGACAAAAAAACTCCTCAAACCATAACGGTTTGCGGGATAGATTCTGATCGTTTCAAGTCCGCCGACAAGGCTCAAAAAAATAAACAGTTACAAAAAGGCAGAAAGGGAAGACCCACGGCGGAAAAGCTAATGTCTCAAGACTTGGACACTTTGGTCGCGTGCGTCATCGCGTGGGACGTCGAACTCCATGACACGGAAGAACAGAACAAGTTTAATGCAAAAAACCTGAGAATGACTCTAGAAGAAAACACATTCATCTATGATCAGGTTAATTCAGCGATAGCAGATAGATCTAATTTTTTAGATATTGCCTAGCTGATTTAAGTTTATTTGTTAGGCAAAGCGCTTGGCTGAAATCTATCCCCGAAATGAAGGGACAGAAACAAGAAAACAGCAAAACGCGAATAGAAATTTTAGAGTCAAAAAAAGAAAAGGGATTTTTGCCAGAGATCGAGGACGCGGAATACGTCATTGATCTTCTTTTCGAGATAGGGCCAGTGATGCACTCGGGCGGAGGAGTTGTTCCTCTTACCTTTACAGAAATGCAAAGCTGGTCTCTTATTACTGGAGTGTTTCTGACAGCGTGGGAAGCTTTGACAATCAGAAGGCTAAGTGTAGAATTTGCCAGAGAGTCAACGCTATCAAAGAATCCAGAAAGACCGGCTCCATGGTCTATCGGAGTTACGGATCGAGCCTCAGTCGCGGACGGAATAGAAGAAGCTTTTAAGAAGTTCGCGGAGGAGCAAAAAAGGAAATAGCTTTGGAAAATCTCGGGACAATTACTTGGAAGGTTGAGGTCGATACTAGCGACCTTAACCAGACCGAGCGAGAAATGGGGAAGGCGAAAAAGTCTTCCGATGATCTTGAGTCTTCTATTAAAAAGACCGGCGGATCCGTAACCGAAACCGGAAAGAAAACCAAGACCGCTACGGGACAAATGTCTCAAGGATTTACCGGCGCAAAAGGGGCCGTGACTGCTTTTGCCGGTGCTCTCGTGGCTCTTGGCATCGCCAAAGGTCTCGGAGATGTAGTCCGAGCAACTAACGAATTTGAGGCCTCCGTCTCGCAGCTGTCCGCTATTACTGGAGCGGTTGGCGAAGATCTAGAATATTTTTCGGCTCAATCCAAAGACATTGGCCGAACCACTTCCCTCTCCGCCTCTCAGGCGGTCACAGCATTCAAACTCATAGCATCGGCCAAACCAGATCTATTATCGTCTAGAGAGGCCTTAGCGGCCGTCACAAGGGAGGCAGTTACTCTTGCGGAGGCGGCAGGAGTAGACCTAACTCAGGCGGCCGAGACCGTGGGCGTCTCTCTTAATCAGTTTGGAGCCGGAGCCGAAGAGGCTAATCGTTTTATTAACGTCCTCGCCGCCGGTTCTAAGTTCGGTTCGTCAGCTATCGCAGACACGGCAATGGCTCTTAAAAATTCAGGAGCGGCCGCGAATGCTGCCGGACTATCATTCGAGGAAACTAACGCAGCAATTCAGGCGCTAGCCTCCGGAGGTATCGTCGCGGGCGAGGCCGGAACGGGTCTCAGAAATATACTACTGACTCTTGAGCAAGAGATGGACTCTAATCTCCGGCCTTCGGTCGTCGGTATGGCCGACGCTCTTGTTAATCTTAGAGATAAAAATCTAGACATCGTCGAGATGACTGACATTTTTGGAAAGCAAAATGTCGTTGCGGCTCAGACTTTGGTTGACAACGCCGGAGCCGTTTCGGGGCTGGAGGAGGCGCTTACGGGGACCAATGTCGCGACAGAGCAGGCCGCTATAAATATGGACAACTTGGCCGGAGATATCAAGGCCGGAGAAAGCGCGACCGAAGGACTTCAAATTGCTCTAGGCGAAAAGCTGACCCCGGCTCTTAGGGACGGCCGCAAGAGAATGACGGAGCTTACTACAGAGCTAACGAAATTTGTCGAGTCCGATAGCTTTACAACGACCGTGGACGGGATGAAGTTTGCTGTTATCGCTTTGTCTGTAGTGATGGCGACTAACGCCGTCGCAGCTCTTGGCGGGATGGCTATATCTTTTGCGGCAACTGCGACAGCGACTGGGGTCATGACTACGGCAGTCGGAGGGCTAAAGGTCGCGGTCCTTTCTTTGTCTAGCGCGACAGGAATAGGAATACTGATAACGGCCCTCGGTTTTCTTGCCGTGGCGTTCAAGAACGTAGGAGACATCGCGGAGAATGCGATCGACTCGCAAGTCGAAATAGCCGCCCAAGCCGGAGAGCAGTCTCTTAGACTTTGGATAACCTCCCTCCAAAATGATCAAGCCGAGCTTCTTTCTCAGATGGGATCCGCAAGCACGGTAAGAAAGGGAATTATCGCTAAGGAATATAGAGCTATTCAGGAAAGGATCGACGAATTTGTCGGCAAGCTTGGAGAGCTGGCGACCGAGCAAAGGTCGGTAGATGCGGCCGCCTTGTCGGCAGATAAGGCAATCGGGATTCTTAGAATTGGAATTAAAGACACAACAGAACCGACCAAGGCTCTAGCTGATACGACCATAGACCTCGAAAGAGGTTTAGACGACGCTGTTTTTATGATGAAAGGGGCCGTTTCTGTCAGCGATACTTTTACCGATTCCACTAACGAACTTTTGTCTTCTATAGAGCAAGAGATCGAGGACCTAGGAAAGACGGAGCGCGAACTTTTCCAGCTGACGGCTACTCGCGGACTTTCCGAAGACGCTACCATCGACGAGATAAGAGCGGTCAATGAGCTGTCAGGCGCGCTATGGGATCAGCAGACAGAAATAAGCGCGACAGAGAAGGCGGAGGCAGCTCTGGCAAAAGAGAGAGAGGAGGGGATGAGAGCGACCGAGGCGGCGGCCAATAGAGCCGCCGAAGAGACCGCCCGTCAGTGGGGAGAGACCCGCGACACTTTGGCCGGTTATTTTGTTGACATGTACAACGACGGAAGCTCCGCCTTTGATTCGATCCTCGGATCCTTTAAGGCCATGATAATTTCAATGATCGCAGAATGGGCGGCCAGTAAGTTAATGGGGCTCTTCGGATTTGGCGGGGGAGGAGTTACGGCGTCAGGTGGATTCTCTTTATTCGGTGCAGGGAATACGGGCTCCGGATCCGGAGGGGTCGGCGCAGCAGCTGGCAATCTATTTTCTGGAGCAGCAACGAGCGCGATAGGGGCGACCGCTTCCGGATATCTTGCATCTCTAGGAACGTCCATAGCAAGCGCGGCCGGTTTTGGAACGGCAGCGGTAGCAGGTGGGGGGACTGCCGGAGTTTCTGGAATGGTTGCGGGAATGGCCTCTCAAGGAGCGGTTGTTCCAGCTGCCGGACTTGGCTCAACTTTAACGGCAGGTCTAGCGGCGATACCTGTCTGGGGATGGGCCTTGCTGGCGACCGGAGCAGCTGCCGCACTTTTGGACAACGACGACGGAAAGACAAGAAAAAACGCTGGGTTCTTTGTTGCGCCAACTCCCGGGGCGCAAGATGACCCGGACAGAATATTCGATGTTGACGCCTTTTCCTCGGGCCTAAAAGTTCAAGGCTTTGCCCGAAGAGCGGAAAGAGAGACGGCCGTCGAGGTCATTGACACTTTTCGGAATGCTGATCTTGCTTTTACGGAGATGATCTCAGAGTTAGGCGGTGTTTTTGATTTAACAAACATAACGCTTAACGGCCTCGATGAAGAGGCAACCGCCGGAAGTCACGGAACTTTTCTCGGAATGGGAGGGAATGGAGATCTTGGCGGCGATATAGAATCGCAGCTAAACATGTTCATAGATCAATTGTCAGACCACGTAAGCGGTCTGGACGAATCATTATTGAGCACGATCCGAAGCGCAAGAACAGCGGACGAAGTTTTTGTACTTTTGGCCGAAGCAATTGCGGACCAGAAAGCCGTCGATTCGGTCACGTCGGAAGCAAGCGAAGAAAATACCACGGCGACAGAGGCCTCGACCACGGCCGCCAAAGAGTCGGCAACTGCTGCCGAAAATTTCTCGGCTATAGTAAGCCGGATTCCTTACGAGCTAAGAGGGGCGATGCACGAAGCCTTTCAAGATCTCCAAGGGATCACCGATGTCAGTGGAATGCTCTTTGATTCAAACGGAAATCTTTTAGACGCAAATTATGCGATAGTCGCGTCCAATTCTCAGCTAGGCGCTTTCATGGCGGGGCTTCCTGCCGAACTGCAAGCGGTCGTTGCGTCGTTCCTCTCCTCTCAAGGCGAGTCGTCGGAGGTCCCTACGGCCACAGACCCAAGAGGAGATAATCCTTATTCTGGAGCCACAGACCCGGATAAAAATAATACCTCCTCCGGGGCCACGGATACAAGTCAAGCTAGACCTTACTCGGGACCTCCACTAACTGATATCGGAAACGCTTATACTAATAAAACCGGCTCAGATGTTTTTAATTGGGCTCCGGACGCGGAGGAGATGGCAGCAGATCGCGAGGCGGATTACGGTCGAGCCTTTAACGCCGTTAATTCAAACCTTTCATTGGCTGGCGTTGTCGGCCTTGCGAATTTATTTCCAGAAAAGGCCGAGGAAATAGGCGCATACATGTCGTCTTTTGAAAGCATAACTGGCACTAATATTTCTGAGGGAGGGCTGGAGCTTTATGCAAGCGTGAGAAAGGCGACGGGAATGTCGATTGATGAATATGGCGACGCGATGAGAACTAACCTCTCTAACGCTCTGGGAGTGGGAAGCGTCACAGAACTCGACGGAGAGGCCTTGTCAATCGACGGCTCTCATTCAATGGGCCTTGATAGAGTTCCTTATGACGGATACACGGCCGAGCTACACAAAGGGGAGAGAGTCCAGACCGAGGGACAGGCAAGACGAGATGACGCCATGGCCGACAGCTCCGGATCCGGAGGGGGTTTTTTTAGTCTGGTCCTTAACATCGCGAGGAAGCTAGCAAACCTAAACAGAATAATTGATAAATGGGACGGCCAAGGCTATATCCCAACTAGAGAAAATCCGGAGACGTAATGAAGTTAATTTTAAGGGACGCAGTATTAGACGAAAATCTTTCTTTATCGAACGTTGCCGAGCCTGCCGCAAGCGATCCGGCCGAATACAACTCCGCTACCGGGTACACTATCGGACAAAAGTCCTCATCGATAACCGGAGCGAATACGGCGTCCATAACTCATGGAATATATGAGTCAACTTTCGACGGAATAAACACCGACAACGACCCGACGATCCAAGGGGCCAGCAAGGCCTTCTGGAAATTTACAGGGTCTTCTTTAAGGTGGGCGATGTATAACGACATTCTTCAAGATAAAACAAGACAACTTGTACAAAGAGCGTCAGGACTAACCCTTAACGGCTCGTCCGGAAATTTTGCAAGCTCTCCAGATATCGCTGCATTCCCTCTGGGAAAGGTTGTGATTATCATAAAGGCAACCGCTAACGACTGGACTCCCTCCTCCCCCGAAGCTCTTTTTAGTAAATATACCGAAGCGGGGGATCAGAGATCTTTAAAGGTATTCATTGACTCTCTCGGTCGAATAGGCCTGTCGGTTTCTCCCGACGGATCCTCGGTGCTGGGATACTTGTCGGAGAGCGTCACGGGGATTCTAGACGCTAGCGCCGGATGGATTAGAATTGATTTTGATGGGGACAACGGGTCGGCATCTTCTGCGACTTTTTATTCATCGTCAAGCGATACAGACAATTACACGGCGGTCGCATGGAATCAATTAGGAGCGGAAGACACAGACGCTCAGACGTCGATATTTAACTCCTCGGCAGTTCTGGAGCTGGGCTCGTCTAATGCGGGAGCCGGAGAAAACTTTTCCGGATCAGTTCAAGAGGTTCTGATATTTGATGGCCTTATCGAGTATGAGAGGGTCTTGGTCGCTGACTATAACAGGATAGACCCTGTCGCTGGATCGACTTCCACGTCTCATCGAACTGGTCTGGTCTGGACTGACCAGTCAAGCGCCGTCTTTTCTCAAGATGTCCCCGGAATAATCACTGACCTTTCTATGGCCGGGATCATTTCAGCCATGGCCGCCATGAGAGTTTCAGGGACAGAGGTCCAGATAATAGGATCTGACTCGGCGGAAGGCGAGATTTTCAACCAATCATTCAGCTTACTCTCTTTTCTAGGAATAGATTCGATCTGGAACTGGTTATTCAGGCCAATAGGACGGGACTCGAACGCCGTCTCTTTCTCAATGCCAAGCTATAGAGGCTTGGACATAAGGGTCATTATAAGAGGGGCGGAAGGGGAGACAGTGGAATGCGGGGCTCTAATTGTCGGTCAAGAATTCTTGCTCGGGACTTCGGTATATGGGGCGGGATATGGAATTAATAA